AAGGAAGCAATGACCGCTTGTGGCAGCCTGCCCCAGAAGATCAAAACTATCTGGTAGAACAAGCGCAAGCAACATTTGAGCAGACCATCCAAGGCCTATCTACTCAATTAACGAAATTAGAGACTAAGACTGGTCCAACCGGTGAACTTGAACAACGCATGTTGACCTATTCTGAAAAAGCTGCTGTTGATGCGCTGAAAGCAACCAGACAGATTCTAGAACAAGGATATGTTGCTAAATCTCAATACACTGAAGATGTAGCTGGAATCACAAGAAAATTTGAAGATTTAAAGCAAAATAGTGACCAAGTTATATCCTCCAAGATCGCTGAGTACAAGCAGACAGTAGATGGGCAATTTACAACAATCACCAACCAAATTGGTGATATGGTGAGAAAAACAGATATCCAAATCACACCAAGTCAAATTTCCTTCGGTACTGGAAAGAGCATCAACGGGAGAACGATTAGTTCCTTGATGGTGCAAGAGCCAGAGTCCATTGCCTTGATAGCTCAATTGATCAAGGTGAAAGGCGACATGGTAGTTGATGGATCTATTTTGGGTCGTCACATTGCAAGCGAGAGCGTGGAAACTGGGCACATGAAGGCTGGATCAGTCACCACACCGATTTTAGCCTCAAACTCAGTAACGGCTGATAAAATGCTAGTAGATTCTGCCATGATCAACAAGTTGGTAACTAATCAGGCATTCATCAGGGAATTAATGGCCCAAAAAGCCTTTATCACACAACTAGCTTCGATTGATATTTCTGCAAATCGCTTTACTGGAGATCGCATACAGTCATCAGATGGATCCCTTCTTTTTGATTTAGTTAAAAATCAATTAACTATGTCAAGTAATACAGCGGCTATTGTGCGGGAAGATGCAGGATATCCAACACACTTTATAAGATACGAGTCTAGCATTGAACAGAATCAGAAACATTCGAGGACGATTATTGGCAGTAATCGGAACGGTTCGAAAAATTGGAATTCTGTCTCTTTTGCAGGAGTTGTGATCGACAATAATTCAAACAATGGGGTTGATAAAATTTTTCAATATGGAGACTACAACCACATGCGTCATGCTTCTGGTGATGATGGCTGGAATTTTAGTGTAGTAACCCAGACATTAACTCCAGGAATTTGGAAGAAAAACTCAGAAATTTGGTGCAGGCATTTTGTTATCCCCAAAAAAACAAAGTCAGATACAGACAGCCCGACCGAATTTATCCGTTTGGATGAAAGCGTGGCTGCACTATGGAAATTGTGGGCACATGCCCTTGGTCAAATTAATATGTCTGGTGCAATGAAAGCGAAAGTGCAAAGCATGCTAGACACCTTCTCTTACAATCGAGATCACATTATATGATGGAGTAAATAGATGGAAGAAAATACATATGTAGCAATCATCACTGATTTAGCCAACCAATTGGCAAACAAGACACTCAACGAAGCTGAATTTAAGGCACGATTGACACAGTCGCAGCAACTTGTAGCTCAACTTGCTCAGGAAGTTGAAAGCTATCGCTCTGTCCTAGAGTCCGATAAGGACTTGAAGGATCTTTTTGAAGAAATCAAGAATAAAAACGAGGTAAATAAATAATGGATTACAAAGTACAATTTAAATCATACGATGCAGTAGCTAACACTACCAAGGTAGCAATCAAGCAAGGCTTCCCGTACCGTGTCTTTGAGGAAATTTTGCCAACAAACCGCATGACCGAAGATGATGCTGCATTGATCGAAGCAGTATTGAACATCGTCCGCATGGAACTTGACACATCTGGCGCAGTAGTAGCCATCAAGAAAGAGTTAGACAAATCTGTCGAAGCTAACAATGATGCTATCGCCAAGATTCAAGCTCTTACTAAGGATAACGAAGAAAAAGCCAATCAAATCCAGAAGATCAAGGACGTTGCTGATTGGAATCTTTTAGCTCGTGTAACAGATATTGACAATCCAATGGATCCTACAATCTTTAAGCGTGGACTTGAGTTAGTAGATCTTGGACAAGTTGGTAAAACATATCAACCACAAGAGATCTTTACGATTGAAGATCCGAACCACACAGAAGCATTTGGAGAAGGTAAGCGTGTCATGATCCAAGTGACCGAACCATTTACTTACCAAGGCGAAACCTTAGATCAATTAAACAGTCTTTACCAAAATGGTAAAATCGGTATCTGGAAATGGACTAAACCAAAAGAAGAGAAGGAAGAAAAGCCAGCACAACCAAGTGGAGATCTTGAAACTCAACCAGTGGCTACAGCCGCACCACAACCAACACTTTAATCAGAGAGGGGCGTGATCTATGATCCACTTTACACCAGAGGACATCAGCATGATCATCGGATTTGTCGGTGTCCTCCTTGGAATTTATGGAAATTTTAAAGGAAGTGTCGTTGCACAAGAGAAACGCATGGTCGTTATCGAGAAAGATATCGAAAACATGCGTGACTTCCGTCTGACAGCAGTGAGACGACTCGACAACCATGATGAACAAAATAAGTCTCTATTAATCCTCGCAGAGCAGGTCAAAGCCTTGAGCGAGGATATGAAAGAGCTTAAAGCACTAATTCAAAACAAAAAATAATTAAGAGGTAACATTATGAAAATCAACTGGAATGTACGTTTGAAAAACAAAAACTTTTGGCTTGCCCTTGTGCCAGCCTTGGCTTTGCTATTCCAAGCTTTTGCTGACATTTTTGGCATCAAATTGGAATTTGGCCAAACGATTGATAAAGTCCTTGTATTTATCAATGTACTATTTGCCTTCCTTGTGCTTGTTGGGATCGTCAATGACCCTACTACAACAGGATTGAGCGATAGTACACGAGCTTTAGGATATGAAGAACCTAACCAAGATTAATAAAAGGAGGCGGTCTTTTGACTACTCGAAAACAATTGCTAGACACGCTAGATAGCGTAGTCAATCAACGTGTTACCGTTCCGACCAATCCTTATGGCGGGCAATGTGTGGCATTAATTGACAACATTCTACAATATCAAGGATTGTACAATCTCAATTTTAGCTACTTAAACGCTATCAACGGACTGGACAGAGCTTCTGCATTAGGACTTAAGGTAACACGCTTTAACGGCTCTAATAACCCTCCTGTCGGCTCAGTATTCGTTTCTGATTGCTCTCCAAATCATGCATTTGGGCATATCGGCTTTGTGGTCGCAGAACACGCAGACGGTACTGTTACCACGACAGAGCAAAATATAGATGGAAATTCAGATGCCTTATATAATGGCGGATGGGTTCGCAGAGTACGTAGGAATTTATCGAGCGATGGGACATTTAGCTATGTCGACTGGAACGCACCAAGTCAGCGGATGGTTGGTTGGTTTGAATTGCCATTTGATGATTCTGAAAGTGAATCGGGTGGACTTGGTAAGGGTGATTACTTTATCGATGTATCGGCTTATCAGTCATCAGATTTGACTGGTATCTGTCAGGCATCGGGAACTAACAATACCATCATCAAGGTAACTGAGGGTGTCGGTTGGATTAGTCCAGTAGCAACACAGCAGACAAATACAAGCAACTGCATTGGTTACTATCACTTTGCCCGTTTTGGTGGCAATGTAGCGACAGCACAAGCTGAAGCTAACTATTTCATCGCTAACCTGCCATCACGTCCACGCTACCTAGTGTGTGACTATGAAGATGGGGCAAGCGGTGATAAACAAGCCAATACCAACGCTGTATTGGCATTTATGGATATTTGCAAGTCGAACGGGTTTGAGCCTATCTATTACAGTTATAAGCCGTACACATTGGCTAATATCTATGTAGAGCAGATTACCGCTAAATATCCTAATAGTCTTTGGATTGCAGCTTACCCCGATTACGAGGTACGTCCAGAGCCTTATTGGGGTGTGTATCCAAGTATGGATCATACCCGCTGGTGGCAATTTACTAGCACAGGTCTAGCGGGCGGCCTGGATAAAAATGTGGTTATTATTGGAAGCGAATTAAGCAAGAAAGAAGAGGAAGAAGATATGAATTTTGTAGTACGAAGCACAAGCGGAAAGCAAGGATATGTCGGAGTTGTTAATGGTCGAGTATTCGGTATTGGTAGCATGGGGACGGTTGATGAATTAAAATCAAACGGGGCTAAGCATTTGAAGCTTGACGATGGAGATTTTACACGTTTCCTTGACAGCCAATCACGAGATAGCGCAGAAGTATCTAAAGCGATTGAAGAAGCCAGTGCATCAGTGGTTAAGGCTATTGAAGAACGTGCACAAGCTACACAGGGGCAAACAGGAAACTAAAACTAAAAGGAGGTAGACAATTGAGATTAAACTCTACAAACCTCAAACAATTCGAAGGAGGGGCGGTCGTCAAGCAAGGCGACTCCGCCTCTCTATTTGGTTATGAGCTACTAGATGAGCAAATGCAACCAATCAACGATCTAAACGGCAAAAATGCTACAATCCGGATCTTTAATCAAAAAGGAAAGGCTACATTTGAAAGTACAGTAGACAAATCAAAAATTACTTTTAAAATAAGCAAGCCCCTCCCGATTGGGTCTTATCTGGTCGAAGTTGTTTGCGATGGCTATATCTTCCCAAGTGACCGCTCGACACGCTTGGACATTACCCGTTCAGCAGACGAATTTACAAGCGAGGAAGTCCTTTCGCTTGTAAGAAACGATGTCAAAACTGAAATCGACAAATATATCGCAGAGCATCCAAACGGTCCACAAGCGGAAGAACTACCAGACCTTACTGTACTATATAATTTAGCTAAAATTTGAAAGGATAGAAC